CGTTGGAGTAGATTCGTTGTTTTGTTTTTCCATCATATTTTATTTTGTTGAGCCAAATGTCTCCTTTTCCAATGCCTCGTAGAATTGCTTCCTTTGTTCTAGTGTCTGTATTAGCCCACCTTTCTGGGGTGAGGTCCACACATCTTTTAACCCATGGGAGTTCTTCTCGGGCGACTTGCACGAAGTCAAGAATATCGGCGTGATCAATATCAAGGTGTAAAACGCAGGCACCATTACGGTACGTGCCACCCCTCCTAAGTATTTCATTTAATGTTGAGTAAATTTTTGCGAACGAGACTGGTCCTGATGCAACGAGAGTATCAGTTCCTTTATTAGTTTTTGTTCCTGCGGGTCTAAGTTTCGACAGGTGGACCGCGACTCCTGCTCCAAAGCGGAGAGCATGGCTAACAAAACGCCAGCTTGCTTCGATTCCATCACTTCCTTCCATTGAGTCTTCAACAACGAAGACGGTACATGATACGGGTAGACGGGAGGTTGGATTATCAATCCATGACTGGACTCTTCCAGTACGGGCGATTAAATTTGCCATTTATACTAAATCCTCTAAGGTTGGTTCTTTATAATTCGGTCCTTTTAAAACTTTGCCATCATCTCTTTTAATGGGCTTACCATTTTCATCTAGTTTAGAAAGGTTACTTGCATGAATACGAGCAAGGGCTTCATCTAAATTCCAACCCATGTTTACTGCATATTGGTAGCAGACATACACAAGGTCTCCTAATTCTTTTAAACAATCAGCATGAAGGTTCCTGTTGTTTCTGAACAGCAGTTCTTCTGCTTCAAGAAACTCTTTAAACTCTTCAATGATTATATTTTTTTGATAGGTTCTCACCTGTACATCTCTAGAATTTTTGATGCTGTATGATTCCCTAAATTCCTTTGCCTGTTCTAAATTCGATTTCATTTTGTAAGTAGTGGATGGCTTTTTTTAAATCTTCAATATCGTTATCTTTATATCCTGCTCGACATACATATTTGATTACGTTTCCTAGATGAAAGTTCAATCCTTGTTGTCGAATAAAATCCCAAGTATCAACTGGTCCTCGTCTGTAGTAGTCGGGACCGTAGGTGGTGGAGTCGGCCATTTATCTAATAATGTTTGTATGCAATTTCCTAAAACAAATGCTTGTTTTTGTAGAGCTAAGAGGACGATGATTGCATCCTCTTTTTTTGTTTCAGGTTTATTTAATAGAAGCTCCATCTGTCTGAGCTTCAACTTCTGTTCCAGAGTCAACTCGATAGTCGGCTTCGGGGGTCCAGAGGATTGGTTCTTTTTTCTCGTAGTCATAGTCGTCAGTAGTTAATATCCTTGCTAGTCGTGCATTGATTAGTGCATCGGCTTCAGTCATATCCTTTTCTTCAAAGGTCTCAACGACTGCTTTCCATGTGTATCCTTTCTCTTCAAAAATCTTTGTAGCTTTCTTAATACCTATGCCCGGGACACCGGCGTAACCGTCAGTATTATCTCCGGCTAGTGTCTGTATAAGATGCCATCTAGCACCCTCTTCTGGTGTGATGTAAACCTTTTCTTTAAAGTCATATAAATCTCCGGGGATCTGTCGCATATCCTTATCAGGAGAGACAATTATGTTCCCGGGATACCTTGTTGCATACATACCCATGGTATCGTCTGCTTCTAAAGTATCTTTTACTATTACTTTGTACTCAAGTTTAAGTGCATTTATAACTCTTTTGAATGCACAGGGCTTTTTTCTCTGTCGATGACCCTTGTATTCCGGTAAAATTTTTTTCCTAAAATTATCGGGGCTTGTAAAAAAGAGGATAATATCGTCAAAATCACCAAATTCTTGCTTTATCTTTTCAAGATCGCGTTTAACGCTTTTCATTGCTTCAGAATAGTTTGAGGTTACAACAATTACGTCTTCACCAAAATCAATTTCTGTTTCATTTGCGGCACAACATTTATATACTATGTAGTCGCAATCAATTAATAATTTCATAAATTAGTGTACTTCTGCCCAGTTTTTTCCGGTTTTTGCTTCTGCTGCAATTGGGCATCTTAAGTGGTAGTATTCTCCAGCAAATTTGGCTGATTCTTCTAAAATTTTCATCAGAATCATGGCTTCATTAGGAGTTGTTTCGTATTGCAGCTCATCATGTACAAACGCTAGTTGATGAGTGTGGTCGTTCACTATATGCTCATTAGCTATGACCATCCAGCGTTTAGCTATAACTCCAGCACTACATTGAAGAAGGTAGTTCAGGGCTTTGTGAGGGCTATCTACTAGGACTCTTCGTCCATCAATAACTTTAAGCCAACCAGTTTTACCTTTCTTTTTAACAGCTTCTAATAAATCAGCTAGTCCATCAATAGCTTCAACGTAAGCTTCTCTAATTTCTTTCCCTTTTTTCTTAGCTTGCTGTTCATTTAAGGTGTTGTCATACGACAAACCTAGTTTTAAATTTCCAGCACCATAAAGGAATGCGTAGGATACTGTCTTAACTTGTCTCCTAGAAATGCCGATCTTATCAGCATTAACTTGGTGTATATCACCGTTAAGTAGTATGTCTGCATATCTACCGCCGTCATACCTAGCTAAATAGTGAGCTAATATTCTTAACTCAATTCCAGATAAGTCAGCTCCAACCATTACCAATCCCGGGGAGGATGTAAATAATGCTCGAAACTCTAGTCCAGCAGGGACTTGTGCGAGATTCGGATTACGATGACTAGCTCTAAATGTATTGGTATTTACTGAGCAATGATGATGAATCCTTTTATTGGCAGTAACAAGCTTGAGCCATGCGTTCACGCCTTCGGATATCATCCCAAGCGATTTTTTTATCGTCAAACATTTCGCACATGCTAGCGAGAAGGGAATATTTATCTCCGTCAATGTAATCTCGTCGATAATTGGTTTCCCAGTCGTAGTGGTCTTGGTCAGTTTGACATTCAAACGATTCGTTAGAATCCATGCTATGTGATCTCGTGATGTTGGGTTAAATTCTTTTAGTCTTTGGAACTCTGCTCCTTCTCTATAACCTTGGGGTGCGTTATCTCGTTTAGGAGTGAACATCGCTCCTCCAACGAAAGGGAATTCTTTCCGAAGTATTTCAAGAGTTCCTTCCATCTCTCTTCGGAGAGATGATTCAAGTTCGACAGCTTCTTGTTCATTAAATGTCCATCCATGTATTTCTTGTTCTGTTAGTATTTCTGCGACTCGGTGTTCTAATTGACACGAGTCATCAAGGGGCGGAAGTGCTCGCATAATTTAGTAGTAACGTGTACGTCTTGTACACAATAATCTTGCATTTCTTGTGACCATTCTTTCCAGTCACTTGTTTTTCCAAATTCACCTTTATATTCGCCTAAACGGTATCCATAACTCTCTAAGCTGTGTCTCCCATAAAGCTGTAATGGCATTCTCGGCCAGTTTCTTTTATGGTCTATATCAATCATGTTTGGATGATATAAGCGAGATAAGATAAGAGTGTCAATAACAGTAGCAATAGGGTTAAACCAAGAATATATTTTCCGAAGAACAGGTATGTCGTAGCCAATAATATTATGACCGACAATGACATCAGCCGAACTGAGCCAATGCAAACCTTCCGTGATCGGGTAGCAGTCACCACCTCGATCGTTAAATACGGTGGTTTTCTTTTGCGTATTGTCATATATGGCGATGCAATGTATCTCAGAAACGTCATGTAATAATCCGTTAGTTTCGCAATCAAAGACGAGCATTTGTTTTTCCGACATATGTTTTATCTTTAAACTTTGCTTTCTTTTTATCTTGTTTAGTTGGTGGGTTAGGTGGCTTCAATTCAGAAGTCTGTGTTGGTATTGAAAATTGCGTCCGTAGTTTCATTAAATTTACAGGTGGTTTTATCGTATTTCAACGATGCCGCTACGCCTGTCTCTCCTGAATATCTATTCTTAAGAACTCGTAGCGTAGAGACATCATCTTCAGATTGTTGATCTCTTTCTAGTGCAAGGACAGTATCAGATAACTGAGAAATAGCTTGACTACCTCTAAGCTGTCCCAATGAGACTCGTGCTCCTTCTGTATGATCTTTATCAGTCTGAGTCCGTCTCAAGTGAGACACTAGAAATAGTGTTATACCAGTACGTTCAACTAAACTTCTAAGGTTAGTCATGGTCTGGTCTATCATTCGTCTCTCATCTCCATCTAATCCACTTAGCAATATCGACAGGTGGTCTAGAAAGATAACTTTTATATCCAACCCGAGAGCCATATACTCGATTCGACTGTAGATAGTATCCGCAGATAAACTACCAAAATGGTCGTATAAATAGAGGTTCCAATTATTGATAGTGGAATCATATGCTGCTTTCAGAGTGGTGTATTCTTGTTGACCAAGGTGTAGGGCGTTTCCCACAGCTACAGACATAAGTCCTAACGCTGTTCGCCTGTTAGATTCTTCTAATGCGATGTAACCAACTTTGACTCCCTCTTCTAATAGCTGAGTAGCCAGTTGACGACAGAAAGTACTCTTACCTTGACCAGTTCCTGCGGTTATAGTTGTAAGTTCTCCATAGCGAATGCCATGTGTTTTCTCTTGTAGTCCTTCCCATTTGTATTTGTGATCACATGGGGGACTTGGTGTAGTGACAGCTTCTAATAAAGATTTACCATCAACTATCCCATCCGGTTGATACGGTTTAGCATCCCAAATAGCCCGTCTAATAGCTTCAGCATCGTTCGCTTGTAACGCATCTGACGCATCTTTATATTGCTCCAAGCGAGCAATCGTGACTTTCCCCGAAGGTAGGACTGACGCTGCATCTTCAACAGCTTTGCGTCCTGCGTCATCATTGTCGAAGAATAAGCAGATCTCCTCATATCCTTGTAATAGTGGTATTTGTTTTTGTAAGTCTTTTTTAGCTGAAGCTGCGCCATGTGGTAACGAAACCATCGGCCAGTTTGGAAATGCTTCATAACAGCTCGCAGCATCTAGTTCACCTTCAGTAATAACAATACGCTTGCCAGTACTAGGGAATAGGTGCTGACCAAATAAGGTGTTAGTGGAAATTCCTTCATACTTAAACTCTTTTAACTTGTTTTTAGTTTTGAACCCTTGAATTTGTCCAGAACTGTCGAAATAAGGGAAGCGTAAGTGTGCATCGTCTCTATAGATCTTGTACTTTTCACACGTTTGTTCACTAATTCCTCGTTTTTGCAACCTTTGGGCTGATCCTTTGAATTGAACATTTGTCTGCATTTGATGAGTGTTGGATGTATCGTTGCCATGTGTATATTTTTGGCAAGCAAAGCAGTAGCTGTGTCCATCTGTGTACACGCTATTAGCGTCAGATGACCCACAGTTACTACATGGTTCGTGTCTTATAAATTCGCTTTCAGTCATGTAAGCCAATCAATCGGTATCGCATGAAAAGCGCACCATTTTATGTTGTATCGTTTGCACCATTGTGCATACGTAGTCTTTGATTTCTTAGAAATAGTATTGTATGGATTTTGAAAGACCATACGTAAATCTATTTCTGGATTCTCTTTCAAAACCTGACGTACCTTGCGGCGGTCTTCACTACGCCAGTAGCCCTTGGTTTCAAGGACTACGCCGTTAGGAAGGATAAAGTCAGGTGTATATAAATGTTTAATAGTATATGCAAAACTTACGCTCTCATATTCATAATCAACACCTAGTTCGCATAAGAGATCAGAGACTTTCTCCTCTAATCCTGATTTGAACATTAGAAGTCATCATCCTCTACTGAAGATGGAGTTGTATCTACTGTGACGTTTGGTTCATCAGCTTTAAAGCCAGATGTCTTACCAAACAACTCAGCGACACCATCTTCGTCTAAGTCTCCACTATCAATGCCGGCTCCACTCTGGATAGAAACGATCTGCACTCCGGACAATTTCAATGAGGTGCCATATGTCACGCCATCTCTCAGAATGTAGGGTTTTTGGTGAAAGCCGAGCTTAACTTTTGAACCTTCATAAACCGGTGTGTCTATGTTAGTTATTGGTGTTCCTTCTGTATCTACAACAGGTGGTCTTTTATCTTCAGCCCATGAAAACTTGATAACAAATTTTCCTTCGGCAACTTCTTCCCATGGTTCAGGTCTTAAGGTTGATCTCTTTGGATTCTTTAGCTTTGACTCTGCCCATTTTAGGCATTCAGTTCTTTCATTCTCAAGCTTTTCTACTACATCACTACCAACAACGGCTTTAAGTGAGTAGCCAAATTTGCTTGGCTTTAATATCGCCTGATAACCTTCAAGAGTTACAGGACTTGGTGTTATGTGAATGTTTTTTGGCATTAACAGAAAAAATATGGTGAATCAATTACTTGGGATATAAAATCCATATCTCCAATAATCGGCGGTTCAGATTCTGCTCCAATTGCTTGGGCAAATTCTTTTAGGAAGTCATGTCCTGCGAACAGGTGCATGTATGTATCTCTAACTAGGTGGGATAAATGTGTCATATCTGTTGCTCTACATAGAACGGAATCATGTATCAAACTAATTGGTGCATGAAATTGTGTAGCAGATAGATGAAGCAAACTTGCATCTAGTGAATGGATTAGATTTGGCGCGGTAGCGTTCCGGTGGTGACGTATGTCAACTCCTTTCTCACCATCAGCTATTTTGATTTGAACTCGACCAAGTAGTTTTAGTTCAATGACCTTGGTGTTCATCTTCATTAATCGCTGAGTGACTCGAAAGCCAGATGGTGTTACCCATACAAATTGTTCGGCACCTCTTTGAACAGCACTACCTATCTCTTTTTCTATCCATCTCATTACTTTCATCGGTCCCGGGACAACCTCTTCCATGGCATCCCTGACAGCTTGAACTATTTGAGTTAGTTCTTCGTTTTCAATCTCAATATCTATATCTTTAAATGCATCTCTTATATACTGCCTGTTACTAAAAGGTTTAGCGTTATAAGGTATTGTCATAACGCATCTTTTGGTTTTTTTCCTATCCCAGTAAGGGCGTAGTCTTTCAGGTATATTAGGTAAACTTGTATCTGCAATTAATTTATAAGCATCTTGAGGTTTCTCACTTGGTATAACGTTTACCATCTGAGCTGTTGACTTATCTCTAGCAAGACCAGCGAGTACCTGTAGTCCAGAGCAAGTTGCATCTGTAGCTACCGGCAGCCGTGTGATAGTGCGTGATCCTTGAACAACTACTGCGTAGTATTCCTCACAAGCTGCAAGGAATTGCCAAGGTTCGTCAACTGTTTCCCAGTCTCCAATGTTGTTGATTGGATCTGTAGCTACCCGCTTGATGAGTGTTAAGTTTGCACTCGGCCACGCTAGTCTCTCGTCTAACGTTGCTTTATCAAGACCAAAGGTTGTCGCTACTTGGAAAGCTAACCATTTCTTACCATCTTCAGTAATCGCAGCTCCTTCAGCGAAGTTTAAGAGACTCTTACCAAAGTCAGTATCCTGCGGAGTAAGGAAGCTTGGTATTGGATATGCTCTACCCCTGTAATCAAAAGACCAAGGAATATAGTAATCCTTACCTTTAAACTCTCGCACACAATTCATTGTCATACGAGTTCGACAGCTAGTCCGCCATTCGTTAGCGTTCTTGTTCTTAGCTATCGCAGCTCTCTTCTTCCACTCTTTACGAGCTATGTCGTTGGTATCAATATCAAAGGGTTTAGGTGGTTCAGGGTGATGTAGTACTGGTCTAAATTTTCCTACTGTTATCTCCCTCTCCTCTAACTCCTCAGCTACTTCTACTATGAAATCATTTAAATGATATTTAACCTTTTGTATTAGGTTCAGGAACTCA